ACAGAACCGTTACAGTCAAGGAATTGTTTGTACATCACCAAGTCTTACAATTACACCCTATCTAACAGATGCTTGGTCATTTAATAGGCCAATAGAAACTGTAACCAGACAAGCAATTTATGATGAAGATACAGGCGAGATTAAATATTATCAAGAAACACCACGTTTTGAAAAAGATAACTACAACCTAAATTATGGAATAAGTATGCAGTTTAATATTCCACTAGGAAATGGTGGCGATTTATGTAAAGAAGCAGCAAAGGTAAATATAGAAGCACAAAAACTTCTTATAAAAAAAACACAATATGAAATCAGCTTATTTAGATTAGAGCAATGTGCCAAGCAAGCAAAACTAGGGGTAAGCTTTGTTGCTGGTAGTCCAAGTGCAATTACTTGCCAAGATATTGTAATTACAGTGCCCCCAAATCAAGTATTACCGCATAAACATATAATTAAGAAATAAAAGTGCTTTTCAGTTTTTTTTGCAAAATTTCATAAGAGGCCTCTTCTTGAAAATAAAGAGACAACAGAAAACGATCTTTTTTATCTAAATTCAAAACTGCGTGTTTCTTTTGGTTATTAAATAAATAATATGTATAAGGCTTATATTTAAGTTGAATTATATTGTCGTGATACCATTTATCCTTATGTTCCCCAAACAAACAATAACTATGGTGTTCTTTGCTTACTAAACAATTAATACAAGATTGTCTGTAATCATCAACATGCCAATCATAAAAAGATTTATATTTTACTCTCAACAAACCTAATTGTTTAATAGGGTGTATTTTATTTATTTGGTTCAAGGCTAATTCATTTTGAATCCAAAAATCTTCAAGAAAAATTACATCAAAGCCAAAATGTTGCTGCCAAGATAAATTTTTAGAAGATATTAAATGTTCAAGATATAAAACTAATTTATTTGACTTTGTTTTTATTTCTGAAAAACATTCATTTGGGTTCATTATTTTTTTTCTTTGTTAATTTAGTAATAATCTGTTTTACAAGAGGTTTTATAATATTAATAAGAATCGGAGTGCTAGCGGCAACCACAGCAATAGCAGCAGCATTAGTAATAGCAGGGACATTAGGTATGTACTGCTCGGTAAAGCTGGTGTCCTCATACAAAGTAATACATTTGCTACCATCTTCGTTTAATTTATGCCCTATGACACGCTCTAGTCTTTTATCGTTACGAAAATCCCCAACACGTTGATCTTTCTCTGGATCAGGGCATTTTATAAAAAACTCTTCTTCTTTCGCAACAGGATTTTGTGTAACTGGTGGTTTTGGTTCAGGTATTTCAGGGTCACTAGCTGTAATCGGTGTATCCTCTGACATTATTAAATTATTTGGTTGATAATTCATTGGATTAAAACTAGGAAATGGTGCATCACAAACTGTAAAAACACCATTTGGATCATCAAGTAATAAGTTTCTATTACCAGTGTTTTCTATATCTCTATGTTGATATGTACAGCTAGGTACATTTATCGTTAAAGGTATTATGTCTACTGGTTTTGTAAAATCAAATATTGGTTGTATTTGTATTTCTGGAATATTTAAATCTGGAATACTCATTAAAGAGGCATTGCAGGGTAAGTTGTTTTTGGTATCTGCAACGGTATTTCTTCCATTATTTTTTCTTTTAAATCACCCATTAGTTTGTTTTTTAAATCTCTTTCAAACTCAGGACTTTGCATATATCTTATCGCTACAAAACCAAATGCAGCCATTGACCCTGATAACAAAAGAGACAATAATGAAGCTATCTGACAAATTTTATTAAACATATGTTTAGAGAAGCTTTTTTAAGAGCATTAGTGCCTGTTACAATTATAACCTTCTGTGGGATCTGTGCATTAGCACCCCTTTATGTAGGATTATCTGTTCTGTCTACCAAGGTACACCAGAAGTCACAGTAGGAGTTTTTGATTCTGTTATCTGTGCAGCAATGGATGTTTCTATTTTTGTGACTTGATCAGAACCTAGAGCAGCTTTAGCCCATGCGATAGCACTATCTTTTGTAATATCTGCATAAGGAGTAAACGATCCAGAATCAGCAGCAGCAAGTCCTATAGCACCATAAGAAGAACCAGTATGATCTCCATCTGCATCACTAGCAGTCCAGTGAACAGTCGTAACTACATCTGATAAGGAACCTACAGTTTTTGTCGCATCTAAACAAACAACATCCCAAGTAACAGCCATGATAATAAGTGTTTAGTTTTATTTTACTTAGATTCTACAGCTTGTACAACATCACTAAGTTTTTCTAACTGCTTTAAAGCCCCTTGATCTTCCATTATTGGTTGCATTAGTTGATTTTTTTCTGCTACTTTTTGTTGTATTTCTTTTTCAAGCATTTGTGCTTTTGCAATGTTTAGATCAAGACGAGTTTTTGTTTCGTCATAAAGTTCTTGTGGTGTTGCCATAAAATTTATTTAAGTTATCCAATTATACTAGGCAGCTTCAAGGGTTTCAACTTTTGTGATTAACTCTTTCACGGCAGCTACAAGTAAAGGCACAAGTTTACTTTGATCTATACATTGTGGATCTATTGAACCATCTTTCTTTGTAGCATCTTTTTCTCCAACTACTGATTCTGGTACTACAGCTTGTGCTTCATGTGCAAAGAATCCATCAAATGTTTGTGAGGAATCAGTTTTATAATTAAATCTGTATGGTTTTAGTTGTTTTAATCTTGTTATTCCATCAGATATTGCAACTTCATTTTCTTTTAACCTATAATCACTAACATCTGTAAACGAACAATTACTACCATTTGTGGTTATTCTTCCCACCACTCCATTGCCATTGAGAAACTCACCGACATTTATAGCGCTTGTTGAAGAACCATTTGAATGAAATATAACACCTGTATTACCATTTTTTTCAAAACCTATACCGGGCACAGATGAACTTGGAAAAGAGGTGCAATTAAATAAAAAATGGCCAGTCGCTAATATACGCATACGTTCAGTAGAGGCATTACCAGTTGCAGTAAGAAATGCTAAATCCATTACACCGCCAGTGCTGTTAGTGCTTATTCCACAAATACCAGCAGTTTCAGTATCACTTGCTCCATCTCCTCCAAAAGCAATTCCCGCAGCCGTACCAGTATTAGATTCAATATTATTCCTTACTTGAAAAACTCTCCATGTAGTTAAATCTGTGGCGCTAAAAGCTGATGATACACTAGTGTCAAAAATTTCGGCTTTAGCTCGTGGACTTGTTGTACCTATACCTACTGACGCTGCGCTACCATCAACATACATGACAGTAGTTCCTTTCCCATCATAAATATTTACATCCCTAAAGTAAGTTGTATCCCCTGAAATGTTATTCATACGATTAATACGAATAGCAGCAGCGTTATCATCTCTTCCACTATTTATGATTTCCAGCATTCCATTTTGTTTTTGGTCAATAAAGCTATTATCACTACCACCTTGTTCACCTAAAGAAAGATCACCATTGACTATTAATTTAAAACCAGTTGGTATAGTAGTTGTACCTATAGCTAGTTCCCCGTCACCTGTTAACCTCATTCTTTCATTTCTATTGCTTGACGAATCAGTACAAAAAGCTAAGGCTAATTTTCTATTACTTGCAGATTCAGCAACAGCAGATATTGAAGCTACACGATTATGTGTTCCACCATTTACACCAAATTGAATAGTTGCATGACGATTGGCTGCTTCACTTGAAGGATTATTACTTACTGCCAGCATACAATCAGTACTATTAGGTACAGCACTTGCAAAAGCTGTAAATGCTGTGTCACTAAGAACGGCCAATTTTGCACTAGGAGATGACCCACCTATAGTAATTTTGTCATTACCAGCATCTAGTTTAAATAAATTTGCGTCATTTTCACCCTCAATTCTAAAATCAATATTATTACCACCATCATTAAAAACAACTTCTGTAGTTTGAAACTCTACTCGTTCAACACCAGCAGTTGCAATTTGAAAATGATTTGCATTATCTGAAAATATTCCTGTATCTAAATCATCTCTAAAAGCTAGTGCTGGCGTACTTGCAGAACCATCTTCCAGAGTTAACGTACCATCAAGTTGTAAAAGTTCTACCCAACCATCGTTTGCACTGTTTCGTATTTTTAAAACACCATTTGTCGTATCAGCCCACCACATATAAGCCGCAGTCGTAGAAGGTGCAGAAGAACTGCTGTTATTGGTTAATATTGCTTGCAATACATTGTTAATATCACTACGAACGTTTGCACCTGTACTATTGTCTATTACATAATCGTGGGTAGCCATTTTACTCTAATTTTTCTTTAAGGTTATCATAATTTAAGAGCCTCGACCAAAACCAGTTGCACTATATTTAAATTCTCTGTTTACATGACTAGAACCATTCTTTATGTCTATATCAAATCCGGTCGAACTAATGTTAGATAAAGCAAAGAAATCACCTGACTGTGCATTTTCAATGGTTATACCTATTGATGGTAATACTGCATTTGCTGAAATGCTTGTACCCGATTGACCTGTGAAAAAGCTGTTACTGAATACAACTGACTTTGTTGAAGTGCCTGAGGCTATGAACCCACCAGCAGATGCACCTGCATTACCAAGACTTGTTTCTGTTCTGCTTTCTAATTCTGCTGTGTATCCAAGCTGATCTATTTCAATTGATTGTGCAGGGTCATCAGAATCCATTTCGCATCTAAATTTAAAGCCACGTCCAACATATGTTCCATTTACAAAGGGATTAAATCTTGTAAAGTTTGCTCCATAAGTACAAGCTGTTCCACTTGATATTGTTGCACTTGTAGCAGAAGTAACCGTAAATGTATTATCTGTTTTCGATGTGATTTCATAATTTCCATCTGTAGCAGAACCAGCGGTAAATGTAATTACAACAAAATCCCCAACAGAATATCCATGTGAAGTTTTTGTGACTGTAATAGTTGTCCCGCTTTGTTCGTAAGTAACACCTGATGAAACTGTTAAATCAGGATCTAGGTCAGTGACCGCAACTAATAATGAAGCGCCAACATCAAATGCGGTGGCTGCATCAAAATCTGTCCAAGTGTCGATATTACCTGTTCTCCTATCAACAAGATCATTAGGATAAAAACCTTGTGTTACAAAATGTCTGCGTAATCTTAATGGTTGTTTGCCACCTAAATCTAAAGTATTTGCAAATTCATATGAACCACCAGTTATATCAACAGCACCAATAAAATCAAAATCAGCAATAGCATCAAAATCTGCTTCATCATCAAGAGTAACTAAAGAACCAAGAACAAGACCATTAACATCATCACTAAAGAAACAATCAACTTTTGTACCAGCAAAAGGTGGACTATCTAAATCCTCTCTATCTGTTAAAACTGTTAATTTTGGTAAAGTATTTGGAACTGTTTGTATCATTACAACAGAAGATTCTCCCTGACTTAAACGACCTCCATCATCTCTAAATTTTAAGATATATGTACCATTTACAATATTAGGAACAATAGACTCACTTACGTTACCGGGCAAGGCTGGAATAACATCAACAGAATTTGTAAAAGTTGCTGTACCATCTGCAAGGTTGCTCGCACGTACAACTACGTTACCTCCATGTGTAACATCAACTTCTGTGGCTTTATCAAAACGAAGCCTTACAAATTGATCTGATAATGGTTCTATTCTTAGATTACTAACATCTTGTGGCCTTGCTGTTTTTCCAATAGCTTCAAATGTAAGATCGTTAGATGTAGCAGAAAGCTGGCCTTGGACGTTATAACTAAATACTTGTATCTCATATGTTCCAAGCTGACTATTTTTTATTTCAAAATCAGGTCTTGAAACTTTTTCACTTACAAAGTTTCCATTTTCATAACGGTAATTTACTTGATATTCAATAACACCAACAATAGGCTGCCAACTAATAAATATTTTTGACACTGCTTGATTGTTTATAGGAACAATTGTTTCTGTCGCAGAAAGGTTTGAAGGTGGTGGTTTTAATTCATTTAAGACTGAAACAGTTCTTGTTGGCAGACTTATACTATCTTCAATAAAATCATATTTAGCTTCAACATAAGATAAAGCTGTAATTGAAAAATTTATACCATCTTGTTCTTCAACTGTAATAACTCTAAATTTTTGTGCCTGTACTGTTGTATTTGCTAAAAGCCAAACAGTGTTAACATTCGGTGTTTGTGAAAATGCTGAACTAACAGTTACAACACCATCAGAACTAATACTGGAAACATCTCTTGTTTCAACAGTACCATCAGGTAAAACAACACTAAAAGTAGGCGAATTTGTTGTTGCTAAATCAGAAGCATTGGCATCATCAATTGTCATAACTGTTGTAGATGCAACAGCAGATAATCTGCCACCTCTTCTTACGCCAGCACGAACAGGGTCAGCTATATCAATTATTGCGCCCGGTCTAACTATCGCGCCAGCATCTATTGAAGTTGTAAAGCTAACAAGTTCTGATTCATTTTGTTCTGCAAATAATATTGCTCTGCCTAATCTTGCAGCTTGTCCTCTTGATGTACAAGCAAACGCTTTTACTTGTTTTGTAATAATACCAAATTTACTTTGTGCGGTTGTATCGTCTACAACTTCAAAATCTACATCTTGACTGTCCATATTAAAGTATGAAACAGCAACAGCAGTATGTCTTTGTTTTAAACTACTACCAGAATAATTAAAACCTTCAGATGTTATATTGCTAAGATTAAAAACATAACTAGCATCTTTTGGGGAATCTTGAGTAATAGTTATTGTACCAGCAGAAAATATTGGCATACATCTCATAACACCGGCTAGTTCATTTATTAGCTCAAAAGCCTCAGAAGAATTTTGAATATTTACATTACAACTAAATCTTGCTTCTTGACTTCCAAACCCATCATCTACAAGAGTATTTGCATATTTACTTGCTGTAACAAAAGAAAATAAATCAAGATTACTGTCTGTTATATGGTCACCAAAACCATATCTTGTATTTGTAAGTAAATCTAATAGAATCATTGCTGGGCATGAAGTCCAAACAGCAGCACCCATTACACCATTAAAAATATAACCACTTGGGTAAACAATACGACCAGTTGCAGTATCAACAGTTGGTGTTCCAGAGCTAGATGCACCAGCACCCGGTATTCTTACTTTTATTCCACGAATACGAAACTTTCGGCTAGGAATAGAACCAAACTGTTGGGAATCTAGTCTAATTGCGTTATAAGCAGAATTTGCGTATGTAGAGGCAACATCAATTATTTCTGAAAAACTTGTCCATTGAAATGCATTTACTGTATTACTACTTGTGCTGTCGGCAGTTATTCTTGTAATCCTTATATCAACAGGAAAAGAACCATCAAGTTTTACTGAAAAATCTTTTTGATATGCGTCAGCAGTTCTCCCTGTAACGGTATCAGTATGAACGTCTGTAAAACCACCAGAATTATACTGAACAGATATTTTAAATTGAACTGTATCTCCTAACAAGTCTCCACCTTCAGTTGCCACTTGTATCTGTGGAAATGTAATCGTAATTTTTACACGATCAACATTTGTATTTGTAATTTGTCTTGTTACTGGCGAGGCTGCTGTTACTTCAACACCAACAGGTGTGCTTGAAGAAGAACTTTCAACACCATCAATTTTTGTTTGGTTTGAAGTGCCATGTCTTGCATTAAATGTTATATCTTGAAAGTTAAAATCTACATCTTGTGGATTTGTTGTTGATGCGTTTTCTCTTAATATTGGGGTATCGTTTAAAAAAACATCCTTAAGATATGCATTTTTGTATGCTGTAGAATTTTTGTCTGTTATACCTGCTTTTGATGCTGATGCACTTCCTTCGATTTCACCTTCAGAAATTAAATCCAAAAATGTAACAAACTGCTTACTGTGTAAAGTATCAGGTGTTCTTGTAGGTTGTGGTGGTGGAGAGGGTTTTGAACCTCCACCAAATGACCCACGAATAATTTTTTTATTATCGGTCATACTTGTACCTGTTCAGTATCAATTGAAGAACTTATAACAACAGAACCAGTAAAAATTTCGCCATATACTAAAGGAACTGGTGTACCAGCACGACTTGTTTGTTGTGTACCACTAAAATGAAAAGATAACCTTGGATCTTGTTCAGAACTAAATTGAGGTGCTTTCGGTGTAGGAAATAACATATCACTTACACCACCTAAAACTAGTGATGCACCTATACCAAAAGCAGCTTTTGCGCCTAAACCAGCAGCAGCAAATCCAATACCACCACCACCAAAGGCAAGAGGTGCAGTAAATAAACCACCGACACCAAAACTCGCAGCAATTAAAACACCGCCTAATAAAGCTTTGCCGATACCACCAGAACCAGAAACTACAGGAACAAATTTAATATCAGATTTACCTACTGGAAAATGCAATTCATCTATGTTTACATTTTCTTTTTCTAATAACACCTGATAATATCTACTCGACATATGACTTTCTAACTCAGGAAAATTATTTACGAGAAAACTTACAGCTTGTGCTGTTGTATTAACGACAGCTTCTAATTCTTTGTGACCTGTTATTTTCGCCAGTTCGCCATACAGTTTGATTTTACGCATCATAACGATACCTAGCTCCTGTACATTTCAATAGCCATTCATTATATGGCTCTTTACAGCTTATTCTATCTCCTAAATGATGCAAAACATCTCCATCTAAAAAAATACCAACATGATTTAAACCTTTTCCTAAAATACTCATTGCTAAAACATCACCATTTTCTAATTTTTCCTTTGGTTCTAATAAACGAAAACCCGCTGTAATCAGATAATTATTAAAGTCTCCATCTTCTTTTGATTGTGGGTTTTCAGCAAATTCTTCAGGTGTTAGAGGTCTTGTAGCTTTTTTAAAAGTAATTTTTTTTTCTTGCGAATACCAATCTTCCACCAAACTTAAACAATCAGTAATACCCCAAACCCAATGTCTACCAATTAAAGGTGGCTTGTAACCACATGGCTCATAGTAACCCCATTGTTCTGTTTTAGGATTAACTATGTGCCATGGCAAATTAGTATCTTCGCAACTCACCATATCTGCCTGACTTGCAATAGGTTGTGTTATTGGGTGGCTATGAATAACAGCTAATATTTTTCCAGTATCTTCTGCTTTTGCATAATCTACAGGGTCAATAATAAAACATTGGTTTGACCAATTTGAAAGATTTTTACACGGAAAATATTTTTCTTTACCTTTAATTTCTACTAACAAACCACAAGATTCTTTGGGGTCTTGTTCTTTAGCATGAGCCAAAGCAGCATCTTTCCAAGTCATTACACAGCTAATCCTATGCTAGGAAATTCAGCCCTTGTACATTGTCTTTTTGGTGCACGGACACCAACAAGATCAATAGGAGCAGCTAATTCAAAAACAACAACATCTCTTGTTTCTTGTGATTTTCTATCAATAGTATAAATTTCTTGTGCAAATTCTGCATTTGGGTCTGGTGTACCGTAAGGATTTACATTTCCAGCAAAGTTAACAGCATCTATAAATTTTGCAAGTGTTCTTATTCTTGTAACTGTAGCACCTGTTAAATCATTACCAGTTGTCGTTTGGTTTACTGTTAAAAGTATTGATGTAATAGTTCCAAGGGCATTGCTAACAGTTAAGGTTGGTCTTGGTATCTGACCTTTTTGATAAGCAAAGCCTTCTGCTTGAACAGGAAATCTTTGATATGTATTACCAGCCCAAACTATCTCCCCATTATCTTTTAAAGAAGAACCAGCATGAAATCTATATGTGGTTGCAGACCCATGCAAAGCAGAAGTTGTTGTAAGAGTAAATAATTCAATAATTGATGAAGGATTTATTGATTGAATATCACTAATAACACTACTACTCATGGCTCAAACACCTCTCTAAATGTACAACTTAAAATAGCTCTATTATTGTAAGGAATAGTTTTCGACCAATTTTCACATACATATTTTTTTGCACCTGAAACAGTTACAGTAACATTTCCACTATTTGTTGCACTGGCAGCAGCCGTAACAGTAAATGTATTTTGGTCAACAGCAGAAGCAACAATAAAAGTACCGTCTGTTGCAGAACCAGTTGTATAGTCCAGAGTGACAGTTTCGCCAATGGCTATACCATGTTTGGTTACAGTGATTGTAACTGTGGTTCCAGATTGACTGTAGGTACCTGTTTTTGATGTACCTTCGCCAGTTGGTGTAAAAGTAAAACTTGCTTGGTCATTAGCTCTACTATCTAAAAATGCCTCAATAACATCTGCATCTGTTTCTGATTCATTAAATTGAACAGTAAATACTTTTGGGTTTTGATGATTAGCTAACCCAAATAAAACTCTATGTTCGTAACCATCTGCAAAACGAACTAGCCTTTTAACTGGTTGTGACTTTTTACTAAATCCAACATATGTAGGTGTAAATGATGGGAATGTAGCCATTATGCAAGTAAACCTCCGGGTCGTTTTTCTTGAACAAGTTGAGCTTGAATAGCAGCAGAAAGAACAAGGCCAAGCTCTCTGCCTTCTTGTTCGTTACCTTCTACATTTGAACCTGATGCATCTACATTAACAACAATATTATTTGTAATGCCACCACCAATACTATTATTTGGAATTATCGTACCAGCTACAGAAGGTACAAACAATTCTGGTCCTTTTTCGCCCACGACAGAAGCCCTTCCAACAGGTGGTCTACCACCATTAGCAAAACCAAGAAAACCACCTATTTTAGTACCACCAAAAAAACCACTTAACATTGAATTAATACCCATTCTCAAAAGTGAGTTAGCTAAATCATTTAAAATAGCTTTTGCTGATTCGCCTAAAGATTTTGTACCGTTAATAGCACCCACCAAAGCATCTGTTATTTGGGTTCCAATAGTTCTACCAATTTCTGCAAAAACTTCAGCTTGTTTTTGACTTGCTTCATTTATTTTATCAATCTCTGTTTTTTGATTTTTTAAGCCAAGGTTGGCTGTAAGTATATCTGTTATTTTTTGTCTATTCTTTTCGCCATGTATTTCAACTGCAGCATTTATTGCGTGTTGCAGTTCTACCTCTTCCCTGTTTCCATCAATACTTGCTTGTAATAATTCTTTTGCAAGTTGTTGTTTTTTAAGAAAGTCTTGAAATTTTTTTGTTTGATCTTCTTCTAATTTATTTTCCTTTTCTTTTAAAGCAACAATATTATTTTTAGCTTCTTCAATTTTTCTATCAGACTCAACAGTTTTTAATCTACCCTTTAACATTTTTAAATCTTGTTCTGCTTCTGCTTTTTTCTGAAACAAACGAGTTTTTCCTCTTTTACCAGATTCGTTTAATTGTTTATCAATTGCTGCAATAGCCTCTTCTTGGTCTTTTATAGCTTGCGTTACATCAGCTTCACCACCTTCATTGATTAGATTATTAAATTCTTTTTTTGCCCCATTTAATTTAAAAAATGCTGTTGTTAAAAGACCAGCAGCCGTAGCTAAAGCAACAAATGGTATAGCATTTAAAGCAATAGTGGCAATACCACCAGCAGCAGCAACTTTCAATAAACCAGCACTTATTATTGGTAATGCTATTATTACACCTTTTGCTGCAAGAGCTATTGCTGTAAACAACGCAGCAGTTTTACCAAGTGGCGATTTAAAAAGAGCATCAGCAGCATCTATTAAAGCTGTTAAACCTTTGGTTGCTGCAACTAAAGCTGGTTCAAGTGCTTTACCTAATGTTTCTGAAAAATCTCTAAATGATTCGCCTAACGAATCAACTTCACCAGCAAATCCTTCTGAAGCAGCTTGCGCAAGTTTATTATAACTTTCCTCAACAATGCTTAAAATCATTGCATGGGCTTCAGCAGTTTTATTTGTTTTCATCAACTCTTTTATTACTTCTGTTTGCTGCTTGGTAAAAGCAATACCAGAACGATTTAAGTTTGATAAATTTCTTTCAGGGTCTTGCAATGCTTTTGCTAATTGCATAAATGACGTACTTACATCAACTTGGTTTACTTGTGCAATATCTGCTGCTGCTTGAGCAACTCTTGTGTATGAATCAACACCAATATTTCTAAAACTTGTTAATAAGTTAAAACCTCTTGTAAATTCTTCTTGGTTAAATAAAGTTTGGTTGCCTAATCTATTCGCTGCTTCTTGTAATTGATTTAGTTGTGCAGTACCAGCACCTAAATTTTGTAAACCCTGAGTAAGTATCGCAACATCTCGTTCTCTAGCTTGAAAAGTTCCTATTGCATTACTTACTGTTGCAACAGCAGCACCTACAGTTAATAACGGTGCAAGTGAAGTAGCTAATGAGGCACCTAAACCTTTGGCTGCGGTTGATGTTGCTGCTAAAGATTTTGTTGCTCCGTTTGCATTTCTTGAAAGTGATCTTGTTGCTTGTGAAGTTTTATTTAAAGAAGATATTGCATTTCTCGCTTCGACTCTTAAGGTAACAATACTTTCAGCCACTTAGCTTATCAAATACATTTCTTTTATATTACCTGTTTTTTGCTCTTTCATGCATTCTTTTTTCATTCTCATATTTATTTTCGTAATATGCAGCCCAATATATAAATTCCTCTTCTGTCATATTTTGTCTTAACTCAGTTAATGTTTTACCTAATTCAGATGCGAGAAACAACTCGAAGTTAAGCCAGTTATTTCTCTTTAAGCGTTTTTTGCTGTATCAACATCTATTTTTAGTTCAAACAAAAATAGCTCAATATCATTCAAAACTTTCTCTGGTAATAATCTTTGTAAATCAATAGCATCTGCCAAAGCAAACATTTTTGATCCATCTTCTTTTTGCGCAATTTGGCAAAGCAGTTGTGTAGATACCATTAGAGCATCATCAGTACCAACAGCAGTTTGTGCTTTTTGTCTGTCGTATCTTGTTAAAGGTGGAAAGTAAACGTCAATTTTTTGACCAGAAGGTAACTCTAATTCATATTTGCGTCTTGCAGACATAACATCACTAAAACCCTCAGTGATGATGTCGATGGTTCTTTTTGTTGCCATGTAAAATTAAATACTTTTACCTAATGTACTATATAGCTGAAGTAATGGCACCTGATGTAATAAAGTTGACTGTTATTACTTGAATCTCACCTAGAGTTGCACCATATTCTGCACCAGTGATAATTCCAGAAAAGCTAATTTTTTTTGCTGAAGTATCTGCATCTGGAAATAATTCAAACAACGCATCTGCAGCATCGCCAGTTACTAAAACATCATCAATAAAAGCCTGATAATCAGAGTTGCCAGCAGTATCATATAAAAGCTCACAAGAACCTTCGCCAGATATTAAACCACCAATAAAAGTTTTTGATGTATCGCCTTGGTTGGTTGTTTCCATTGTGTCTTTCGTAATAGATAAAGACCAAGACCTTGTAGATGCAACGTCAGCTTCTGTTCCTGCTGCATTATGGAACATAACCTTACCTACATCACCTTTAACTGCTGTTGCCATGACAATAAAAAAAAGTATTTACAAATATATTAACCTTTTTCTGACTTTTTCACATCTTTTTTAGGATTTTGTTGTGCCTCATAATATTTTCTACATTCTGGATCCCAATAATTTGGATTCCTTCTGCCTTTTACAGCTTCTATTGCATCAAGCATTTCTTCTGTAATTTCAAGCTTTGCCATAATTAAAGTCCTTCAAGTGTTTCAAAGGTTACGCGCAGTTGTGTAACAAACTTACCCTCTGGCGGTTGCGAGAGTATTTCTGGTCCAACTACTGCATCAAAGATAACATCTGAAACTGTAATCCTATTGTAAAGGTCTCTTAGTCGTTTGCAAATAGTAAGATTTCCACCACTACCAATACCTTGTTCTGTAAAAACATTCAAAGTTAATAATCCTACAATTAAAGTATTTGCATTACTTTGGTTTCCTTGAGATGTTATTTCGCCAGAACCAAAACTTACTTCGCATTGAACAAAGCTAGCATTACCGGTAGAATCAAATGCTTGGTTACTAAATACAACAGGTATTACAGGGCTGCTTGCTAGTTCTGTTGCCAATCTTCCTTCAATCGTAGATCGTACTGTATTTAGATCGGTTGCTGCCATTATTTACTCCTGATAATTTTTCTTAGTTGTTGTGGAATATAGCCAGTTGTAAGTTGTTTGGCTTGTAATTCTGGAAAACCTTTTATTGTATTTTTTCTTGTTCTATATCTACCTTGCCAACTTGGTGGTAATGATGTGCCATATATAACTGGTTCAGCATATTCCATTCTGTTTATAATGGTGCCTTTAAATTTTCTTTTATTAATATCAGTTTTCCAATCATTTCTTAAATTACCAGTTTCGCCAACAGGTGTAGCTTTTTTTGCCAATGTAGTCCATTGTAAAGTTGTTTTCTGTACCAACTCTTGTACTGCTTCTTTCATTAAATTATCTATTTGTTCAATCTTAATTTGTCTGGCCATACTTACCTCAAGACAAGTTCAAAACTTATAGGTGTATTATTTTGTTCGTTTGTAGTTACAGATATAATTTTAAATTCAACACTACTTATAACAACTCTATCTTTTGTGGTTGGTACAAAAGTAATATCACCAGCAGATATAGTAAGAATTTTATCTTGAGATTCAATAAGATCATTTACCTCAGACCGATTTACATTATTTAAAGAACCTTTAATTGTAGTGTCAGAAGTTGTTTCTGTTATAGCACCAGTAGTTGTATTGTATGAACCAGCAGTTACTTGCCTTATGGTTACATCTCCACCAAGTTTACTTAGTGTCTTTGATGCAGCTTTTTTTAAGGCGTTTGCAAGGCTCATATCAGATAAGCAATAACAGTTCCACTATCAAGCTTTACACTTGTAATAACACCTTCAATGGCAGTATTAGATTTAAACTGCAAAGATGTTAAATCGCCTGTAATGTTTTCTGCTACAAGCGTATTAATAACAGAATCTTGTAATGCTTTAATACAGCCGAACCGACCTGTATGTGCAGCAGTATCATTAATGATTTTGGCGGCTGGGTAGTAGCTCATTGTTAACTCCTTTTAATTGCGACATTGCCGGGTCCACTTATTCGTAAACCAGTAAAGTACCGTTCAAATAGTGGTGGTACTCTATCAGCACCAACCGAACCATAAAAATTCGGTGTTGCATCTAGATTACCGATTTTAACATTTTTAAAATCTTCAAGACCACTTAATCCTAAACCATTACGATTATTATTCAAGTAAACAGCAAGTATGACCTGTGCCTTTTGTACTTGTTCTGGTATTTCTGTTTCAGAAAAATAATCTGTAGATATTCTAAATGGAAAACCTATTGAATATGTATTTATATAAGTGTCTGGTTTTCTTACACCTTGTCTTGGCCACTGTAATGCTTGTGTATTAGTTACTCTTGCGCCTAAAAATCTTTCTCGGTCAACTCTGACCGCAGCAGTATACAAAGCTCTGTTTTTATTGTCATCATTAGAAGTATCCCATGCAACTACATCATCATCTGCAACAAGACCTTCTACTATTGAATTTGCATCTGCCAAAGTAATGTAACTATTAGCTGATGCTCCGCCTACTGTTGCGTCTATCGAGATTGCCATTTTGTTTTACTTTGGTTTTCTTTTTTTTAGAGGGAGCAGAGACTACCAATTTGGCAGCCTCTTGTTCTCTCATACGCTTGAAAGCGAACATTCCCATTAACTTGAGGCACCTTTTAGTGCAACAAAGTTAATAACAATAGCTTCACTTAAAGAACCAGCAGAAGCATTGGTTACTGTTACCTTAAAAGAACCAGCAGCAATAGTGCTGACGCCTAAAAGATAAGAACCAGCAGTTCCACCAGAACCATGATTAACTACTACAACATCTGTTGCGGCAATCTTATCATTAGTAACTGTAAATGTTACTTCAGCAGCAGCAGCTAAAGCTGCGTTGTTCATAGTTATTTGACCACTCTCTGTATTGAGAGTTACACCTGTAGATTTGTTTGTTGCTTGGGTTACTGTACCGCCTGTTGTTGGTCCAGCTAACTTACCAGCAGTAACTTCAAATTGGCTTGGCATAATTAATTACCTTAGTCTTGAGTTGAAACGTTAGTTGCTCTAACGATACCAATGTTTTTTGTCTCGTAAACTTTCGACCAATTAGCTACGGTTGCAAGTTGTGTTCTATTTGGGTTTGTTGTAGTAACAGCCCACTTTGAACCAACAGGGTGATATGTATAGTGAAGATCAATAGCCATAGCATCAGACTTTGCCAGAATGTCTCTGTCTGTCTCTGTTGTTAGACCAGCTTGCTCGCCACTTGCTACTGCACCAGCAGTAAAGAAATATGTACTGTACTCTGTTGAAGAACCACTACCAGTAGTAGAAACATCATCAGAAACAATAACTCTTAGTCCGCAGTATGTAGGAACTGTATCGTTTCCACCAGCATATGCAGGGGCAATAGT